ACATCCCAGTTTAAAGAATCTAAAAATAAAAACACATTCAGTTATTTGTGATAGCAAAGCTATAACAAATATTTTAAAGAAAAATCTTATGCATAAAAAATGCACAGAATAAACTATATATAGACCAACATACAACACATTTAAAACAATATTGTAATACAGGGTCATTGACACAAACATTCTGAAAGAACAAAAGAAAGACGCATGACTGATAGCCAATCCGAAAGAGTATGTTATTGAGGTTATCAAAAAAAACTAAAAGAAATTTAGTTAAAGTCCTATTACTGAAAACAACGTAACAGATTATTCCTTAAATTTGCTTATATATAAACTTTAAATATAATGACACATGAAAACGATTGCAATTCTAATTACTTTACTTTTAATAATTAATATAAACATTTATCAAGGTAATTCAACTGAAGTTTTAGCAAGTAACGAAAGCGGTATCTTTCAATATTAGGATCTAGAGAAGAAAAAATGTCTTAGCAATGGACATAAAAGTATATCGTTTCATTAACTCTCATGCAATGACTCAGATTATTTTTTTATCAAAAACCTTTTGTAATGATTTTATAAAATACATTTTTAATAATATTAATTCTAACCATGAAAAGTATTTCCATTTTACGCCTAACCGCAATCCTTTTGTGCAGCATGCACCTATTGGGATCCGCCTCACTTCAAGCCCAAATGAACAAATGGGTAAACTATAGCCCGGATTTGACCACCGTACTGAAAAATCCTGCCATGGGATGGATGATGTACGAAGAAGGCTGATCTTTTCAGGGAACACGCCACAATAAAAGCAACATCTATACTCCCGAAGTTTTTTGGAAACAGATGGAAGAATGCAAAGCAGCTGATTATTCCAATATTCTGTACATCAGAATGCTGTGGAAAGATTTGGAACCCGAGGAGGGCAAATATGCATGGATTTACAATGAACGGTATAAATGGTATATACAAAAAGCCAAAGACAAAGGGCTTAAACTGGCCTTCAGGGTGTTCTTTCATGGTGTAGACGGAGTACCGTCCTATGTGTACGAAGCCGGAGCCACAGAAAGCCCAATAGACGATGAAGGCAAAACCCAGCCTTATTATGATAATCCAGTATTCCTTGAAAAGCTGGACAAGTTCATAGAGGCTTTTGCAAAGGAATATGACAATCCGGATGAGGTAGATTATATTGATGCATATGGATTGGGAAGATGGGGAGAAGGACATGGACTGGTACTCGAAAAGCAAGATAATCTGGAAAGCGTTATCCGACAGATAACCGAATCGTATGCAAGACACTTCAAAAAAGTGCTTACGGTAATGAATCTTTCGCAGAGCGACTACAGGTTTTCCAAGCCGCTAGTATATGACAAGCTGGGGTTTCTTCCTCGCAGGGATGGTATAGGCAGTTTTTGGTTTTCTAATGAAGAACGTGCGATGGTGCATGACGAACTTTTCCCAAAAAGAGCTCTTATTGGTGAGGGATGCTGGTGGTTTAACGCACAAGATGGTGATAACTCAAAATACAAGCATTTCCAAGGAGACAAACGTTTTGCCATGAACGATTTCAAAGAAGCTTTTACCGTTTCTGTGACTGATGCTTTGGACAGCCATTGTAACACGCTGGATTTGCGTATGCCTTTACAGTGCAAATTCTGGATAGAAGAGCTGCCGGACCAAGTTCAGCGTTTTATAACTTTAGGCGGTTATCGTCTTTATCCGGACTATATAAAGGTGGAGCAAGACCACAAAACGTTGACTTTGTTTCATTCATGGAAAAACTATGGTGTGGGTGTATTGCCTAATAATCATCCCAATTGGAATTATAAATATCAGGTTAGTTTTGTTTTGATGAATGAAAAAAAGGAAATTGTATTTCTTTATACAGAACCGGAAGCAGAACCTTCCGAATGGTTGAAGGGAATATCATACAATTATTTGAGTCGGTTTAATATTCCGGCAGAATTGCAGGGAAAGTATACCTTATGTGTCGGCTTGACTGACAAGACAAAAAATAACGAAGCGGCTATTGATCTGGCTGTGTCTGGGAATTTAAAAATAGGGAAATGGATATTTGTGGTTGAACTGGAGTTGTAATGTGTGTACTTGGCATTTTTGCACCAATTAATAAAGAAGCTTCTGACTGATTATCAAAAAATAAGGACTTTCTCTATATCTGTACCCAGTAAATCCAATATGTTTAGGGATATTCTTTCAATAGTACAAAATTATACAACCTATTCAAGTTAAATTATTGCTAATCAGTTAGTTTTTGTATCTTTGGATATCCCTCAAAAAAGAAAATTAAGAATATAAATTAGTGGAAAATAAAAGTGCAATTCTGATTATTGATGGATTGCACTTTTTATTACTTTTCTAAAGACATTGTTTCTTCACATATAATTTGAGATTATGAAAATAACGTTTTCATATTTCTCCTGTCTTTTCATTATCGGATGTACACATCAATCCAACCAAGGAAAATCGTTATAGAAAGCAGCAATGCAGATGCAATTCGTGTAAGTGCCGATACTTTAGCGTATGAATATACTGCATGGGCCTTTATAAACAAATCTGTTCCCATATTTCTCATTAGCCATATACTGCTCAATCAATTTACATAATGATGTTCAAACCACCTGTATTCATCTTCCTCAAATAGTGCTAAAAAAGAGAATTCTGATAGCCAACTACCTGACTATCAGAATTCTCTTTGGAGCGGCAAACGGGATTCGAACCCGCGACCCTCAGCTTGGGAAGCTTATTAAAGTATTTCATAATCATATATTAATCAATGTTTTATATATTATATAATAATTATTTGCACCATATTTGCCCGAACAAGAAAAAAAATTATAAAAAATACCGAGAACTAATCATTTATACAATTGTTTTTTTTAAAGTTGCCACTTTTATATTTTTTCAATGAAGAAACAGCCTGATTTGCTTATTAAATAATTAAAGATATCATTTATTGTTTTCAAGGTTCTCTCTGATTTGTTGGAGCATCCGGAAAGCTCCGGCCATCTTATAGTTGCCCAGACATTGCTTAGCCTGCATGATACAACTTTCAACAGTAAGTTTCAAATTTGGTGTGAAAGCTGCTTTGTTAATCTGCATTTCTTTGGGAAGTTCATCAGCATGGTTGTTGAACCATACGATCATTTCATTCAATTCCTCTTCGGAATAAGATTCTTTTTTTTCAGCCATAATACATAAGTTAATGTTAGTTCCGGCAAAGATAACAAAAAATAGCCCCGACTCATCACGAGCCGAGGCATTTCAATTTATAAATTTAAAGTCTTATGATGAAGATTGTCTGTTGTGCCAATGCTTTACTATCAGCATAACGACAATCAAAACGGTTACACAAACACAGGCAAAACCGATTTGTTCAGGTAGCGTGGATTCTTTTTTCTCTTTTATGGTTTCTGACCGGTTTTCTTCACGGGTATTGGAAGTGGTTTCCTTGTCAGCTTTCACTTCCGTACTGTCTTTGATTGCAGTTGCCTTCCTTTTATTCTTGCTGAAATCACCTTCCACATGACCGTCTGCCAATAACGGAGGTTTCCCGGTCAGGCTGTCAGACGGTTTTCTTGTATCATAGATACGGAAATCAATTACATAGTTGCCATTAGTGGTAATGAGTTCGCTCAAAGAAGCGGTTGATCCGTGTACGATGTTGACAGATTCACGTGTACTATCTTTCTGTATAATCTTAGTGTCTGACTTGACAGATTTATGCGAGCTGCCACATGATCCGAACAACAGGAACAAACACATGAAAGGAGCCAGCAATATATGTCGGCTTACCCAGTTCATAACCTTATTATATAACCACATCATAAAATCTGCATGATGATTGAAGCGGCCACAGCGACAGTAATTCCAATTCTCCATGCCCATTCAAGGCGAGAGTTTTTAACCGTTTCACTCGTGATAATGAGTCTGGCACGCAAGTTATCAGTATCTTTCACAAAAAATCCTGGTTTTTTTTCCATAGTTGCAGTTTTTAGAGTTTCAAAACTTGCATCCTGTTATTTCCGTCAGCCCGATAACTGACGTGCACCCAAGCGAAGTTGGACTCGTCAATCAATTGATCATAGGGCAGGTTCTTGCGGATATATTCAAATAACAGCTTGTTTTGCTGTCTGTCTCCAGTGTCAATATCAGCAGCTTCCCCCTTCATGTGCTGCGAGGTCTTGCTTCCCTTGACAGCTGCATTAAGTTCCGGACAGCGATAGCCACTGTTTACTGTTATAGGCTTTCCCCACCATGTGCGTAACGGGTCCAGTACGTTGTCCACCAAGGCAGTCAGAGCAGTCACATGCTCCTGTCTGCATCTGTTGTTGATACCCAAGCGGTCAGCAGTTGTTGACTTGCAGAGTTCCGCAATCGTAAAAAACTTCATTTCTTATCCTCCTTTTTGTTTTTTCATAAAAAGAATATAGCTATATTTGCACAAAAACATAGCATGTTTTTTTCATGTAATAGAACTGAGTTTACCGGTCTGGCGAGGCCGGTTTTTCATTATTCCTACTGATTGCCCCCTGTCCCTCATCAAACAGTATCTGAGCCACCATCCTGGCAATATCATCCTTGTTCTCGATGATCACACTCATTGTCTTTTCTGCTTTGCGCAACTCCGCTTTCTCCCATGATTTTTCACGAACTGATTTAAACTCACAGAAAATGCAGTAACCCGTCCAAATCATTGAAAAAACAGGAAAGGGGATAACCACACAGCATAACAGATCAATGAAGCACAACTCTATAAATGGAGTGAAATACTTCTTCGCCTTGATGGCTGTTTTCTTATACCCCGTGGATGTTCTTGCCTCCCCGCGTTGTTTGGCCTTCATTATTCCTGAGACCAGATCCACGAACATTGCGCCGATAGTGGCTGCGATACACAAGGCTATCAGTACAATGTGTATCATCATGTGCTCGTTGATAAAATTGTAAATTACGTCTTTCATTACTTTGTCTTGATTATAAAATATATTGTTCCAAAGATATGTCTATTTACTTGCGTCATTGTTGCAGAATTACTTAAATCCATTGCCACGATATGACAATAAAAAAAGAGCCCGATGACAATATTTATTGCCATCAAGCTCCTGGTTACACTGCAAAGATAGTGAAAACTATTCCATATTCAATCCATATTGAAAAAAATAATCAGGAGCAATATTTCGATTATCCGAAGAATTTAAAGAATCACAATATTAATAGAAAACAAATAGGATTCATGAAATCTACCGGTTGTCTATAAAATCGGATGTTCTCAAGCCTTTATCGGGAAACATCTTTACTTTTTTCCTTTTCCTTTGAACATTTTTCAAGTCACGCACAATGGTGCTGGAAAGTACCTCCGAATAAATCTGTGTGGTCTTTACGGAAGTATGTCCGAGCAGCTTCTGGACTGTTGTAATCGCAATTCCCTGATGAACCAGCAGGGTGGCACAGGTATGACGGCTCACATGGTAGGTTATCCGTTTTTTGATACCACACAACCCGGCCAGCTTTCGCAGCTGCTTATTCACTTCCGAGTTACAAGGCAAAGCGGCAAAACTTCCGATATCCGGATAACGATCAAGAATGCCCAATGCCTTGCTTTCAAACAGCAGATGTAACGGCAGACGGATTTCCACCCCTGTCTTGACGGATTTGAAGTACAGCCACCGTTTGCCGTTTACTCTAATGAAATTCTCAGGTGTGAGCTGGCAGAAGTCAGAATAGCGCAATCCGGTATAACAGCAGAACAGGAAGGCATCGAGCACATGGCGCATGGACTTCTCTTCCACTTCGACCGTTTCCAGCTTCTTCAGCTCGTCCGGGGTAAGAAACTCATGTCTGCCTTTCTCCTGTTTGATTTTGTACTTTCTGAACGGATAAGCGTCGGCGTGCATATATCCCTGGTTGATTGCCTCATTGACCAAGGTACGGAGCTGTCTCATGTGCTTGGCTATCGTATTGACCGCATTGCCCTTTTCTCTCAAGTATTGCTCAAAATCACGAAGGAATGTATAGGTAAGATCCTTGAAGTCCAATCCGGAACGGAAATCATTCAGGACCGCCAGTGTAGAGTGCAGGTTGTCCTTGGTGGACTGTTTCTTGTCCGAATTGTCAATGGCTGATTTGGCGAAAGTGGAGAAGCTGATATTCACGGCACTTTTCTTCTTGACTGCATCCTTCAGTAGTGAGAGTGTGGCAGGTATTCCGCGCTTCCAATACCCCAACTCTATGCCTTGCAGATACAGGATGTATTCATAGAGCATTGCGTTGAGTTCGTTAGATTGGGGGTGGTTAATGACTTGTGCCCCCTCACGGCTCCAGCATTCCGGTTTGAGGTAAACATTGGTCTTCAGGTAGATTTTCCTTTGGTTCAAATAGGCTTCAACCTGTACAAGAGCCGTGCCCTGCCTGTTAAGTGTGTTCTGGCGATTATATACAAGACGGTATCTGATTTTATCCATTTTTCCGCAAAGGTGCGAAAAGATTA